ACAGCGACCAATCCATGCCCCTTCCCCTTGTAATGGTTCCCATCAAAACCATAAAGGAGCAAGGGCAACTTTGCTAATTTTCTTTCATCCATGGGCTATGCCTGGGCAGCCAGGGCCCAGTGTTTCAATGGCCCGCGTGGCGAGCCTCGTTATTTGATAGGAGCGCATTCATACTAGCCTCAGTCAAAGTAGATTTAAACTCTTACGCCACAAACGCCCCATCGCCATAACCAGCGTGCAGGTGCTGCACATTCATCAGCTCCTGCGCGTTGATACGCTGCTGGCATTCCAGCTGATAGCTCAGCTCGGCGCGTTCCTCGATGGCCTGGGTGATTCGCTGCTGCTCTTCGGCCTCCTGCTGTGCCAGGGCGTGGTGTTCGCTCAGGGCGTCGAGCGCCCCCGCTTCTATGTGCTGCACCTGCGCCAGCAGCACGTCTTGCTCGTCGAACCCCAGTCGGGCGAACTTGGGGTGGCCGTAGAGGGCGGTGTAGTCAATCCCCTGGTGATGGGCGCCGCCCATGCCTGCGACCACGCGCCACTGGGTGCGCATGGCGAGAAACAGTTCCAGCGCTGGCCAGTGTTCCTCCCATACGCCGTAGGTTTCCGGCGCGGGAGCGCGGGGCTTACTACGCGTGATGCCCCACGCCTTGGCGTCTTCCTCGGTGTGGTCTTTGATCGACCGGGCACCCGCCCACCACCGGCCAGCGCCGGTTAGTTTTTTGCAGCGGCCTGGCTGCGGCCTTCTTGGGCAGCGAACCAGCTGAGAATCAGCGGGCGGCGAATGTAGGTGGCCTGCATGAGCTGTTCGACCAGCTCTTTGTTGAACGGCATGTCGTTGCCGTTTTCGTCCTTGATGCCGCTCACGTTTTCCAAATCATCTAGCAGCTCTTCGTCGTTTTTCTCGCCCTTCTGCTGCGCTTCGACCGTAGCGCGGTAGGTGTCCCAGTCGTGCAGCTTCCACGTGGCTTGGATGGTGGCGGGCTTCTCTTCGCCCGGCACTTGAACAGGTACATCCACGGTGGTGGTGGGGATCTTTTTCAGCACTAATGACATGGTGTTTTCCTTGAAATGGGTAGGGGTAGAACAAACACGCCGCCCATTGGACGGCGTGGTGTGGCTGGTTGGTTGGTTGGGTTAGGTGAAGACGTATTTCACGTCGTCGTCGTTGCTGCCGGTGGGCAGGTAACGGATTTCCATGCCGTAGTGCATGATGCCTTGGTTATCGCTGGGCGTGATGTTCGCCGCCTGCGCCTGCAGCCCTTCGGCCTTGATGATGTTGCCGGGAGCTGTGCCGTGGGTCAGTGTGACTTCACCCAGGGTCACCAGCTGGTGACTTTCAACTTTCTCGAAGGCGTTGAAGTCTGCCAGGGCCGGGGCTTCGATGGTGATGTTGCCCGTTACGCGGCGGTCGGTGATGTGTACGCCTTCGTAGCCGACGAGATTGCGGTATTCCACTTGGTTGCCTGCGTTTTGGCTAAACGCTTGCAGGCGCGCCGGGTAGCCGAACATGGTGAACGTGCTGTTCTGTTTGTTGATCGGCACTTCTCCGGCAATCGTGCTTTCTACGCCCTGCACAGTGGGGGCGTTTTCGGGGCGGCTGTAAAGGCCGGTTAGGTTGAACTGCCAGTACGGTAGGCTTTGGGCATCCGCGCCGATTTCGTAGGTGCCACGCGCGCCGCGAATTTCCTGCACTTGGCCGTCTTCATACCACCAGATCGTCACGCTATCCATGCCCTGAGAAACGGGCTGGTAGGTGACGCTTTCGCTATCGACGGTGTTGTCGATGGTTTCGGAGAGCCCACAGGCACGCAGCAGTGGGGAATACGCAGGCGGCTCGCCAGCGGTGCCGGAACCGGAGAACGGCACGCGAATTTGGCGCTCAACGCTGGGGCCGGTGTTGATCTGCTCAAAGTTGCCGAAGCCGTAGCGCATGCGCTCACGCTCGACGGTGTTACCTGCGTAGGGGTTGCCTGCATCCAGCATGACCACTTCTAGAATGGTGGCGGTGGCGGGGTCAGGCGCTACGCCGTACTGGGTTTCTACGGCCACCACGGCTAGGCGGCGGCGCCATTGCTTACTCATTGGTATCTACCTCTTGCTTGGCCGCTGCCTTAGCGGGCTTGGGTGCTGCATCGGTTTTCACCGGTGCGGCGGGTTGCTTCGTTGCCGCCGTGACGGGCTTGGCGGGCGTGGGCTGCGTGTTGTGCACGAGCACACGCTTGCCGCCACGGATTTCGTAGCGGCCTCCTGCATTGGGCATGGGGTTTCCTCCAGGCATAAAAAAACCCGCACGCGGCGGGGTTTGGGTGTTCAGTGGTGGTGATAGCTAATTGCGCAGCCAGGTGTCGGTGGTCCAGAACTCTCGCCACCAAATGAGCTCGCCGCGAATGTCGGTCGTTTGCCCTCCCCGGTACTGCATCGGGTTGTGCTGGGGGCTAAAGCCGTGCCCCATCAGCGCTTCGCGCAATGCTTGCCGCTGGGCTTTGAACTGGTCACGTTTGCACACCAGCCAAATGCCGTAGGTCAGCCGTACTTCCTGCACCGGGCGCGTGGTCTGGGCATCGCCTTTGGCGGCATCCTCCGCAAAATAGGCCAGCGCGGCGGGGGTTTGGGCTTCGAAGTTGTCGATGGGGTCGGCAAACCACGCTTCTTGTACGGTGGCCATGCCTGGGCACTGTTCGCGCAAATGGGTTAACAGGTCGTCGATAATGTCCGGGTCGGTCATGTCAGGCCTGCCTTTTTGCGGAGTATGTAATCAAGTGATCGGCTGAACTCCTTAGGCAACACTTCTCGCACTAGATCCTGTGCCGACTCAATCACTTGCGGGTTGTCCACCATTTCGGGGATTGATGGGCCAAAGCGCATGATGGGCTGGCTTTGCGTATCCCCTTTATCTTTACGCCGCAGGATATGGCCCTTCGCCAACCAGCCGCCCTGAACAAGTTTCCGCCCTTTGTCTTTGCGGATCCTTACGCTGACGCCCCGGCGGCGGGCCATACTGCCTTTGCGGGGGCCGCTTTGAACGCGGCGCTTGGGATTCACAGACACCCAGCGCTCAGTGGGTTTGAACTGAACCAGCGGCAAACGGCGGCCCGTATAGAGAACGGCGCGGTCGACGTCGCGGCGGTACCGCTCAATACGCAGGCGTTTACGAATATCACCCGATTTGACGTCATAGCGATTAAACGTCTCTTTGGTTAGGCGGGTGGCCGCTTGTTTGGACGCCGCATTCACCGCACGCTTTAGAGCAGTTTCTACGTCTTTGGGGTCGAACTGCTGTTTCAGCTCCTGCAGTTCGCGAACATCAAACTGTAGGTTGGGCATACTTCCCCCTTGGCGTTAGGAGACCCACACCCGCCTCCACTGGCCATCGTCCTCCAGCACCTGCTGTACCCGCCACGCCCGCCCCGGCACCGCGACGGTATCGCCCTGCCGGGATTCCGGCACCCGCTCAACAGGCAACAGGATGGTGGCCACACGCATGGCCACTTGGTCCTGATCGTAAACTTCGTGGCTTAGATCCAGCTGATACGGCACCGCCAGCAGCGCGGGGCCGCTGGTGGGGGTGTAGGTGCATAGGCCGTCGGTGAGGTGTTTCACAACCGCCTCATTGAGGCGGTTGGCGTACTGGTCAAAGAAGGCCATAGGCCACCTATGGGGCGGTCGCGCCAGACACTAGCTTAATGCTGGCTTTGGGGCGGGTGTTGAGGTGCGCCGGGTTGGACTGCGCTTCCAGCTCTACCCCCTTATCATGGTCAAGCAGCTTGGAAGAACTGTAGAACGGCAGCCCCAGCGTGTTGACCGTTGCACCATAGTCACCCGGTGCGAAGCGGCTCAAGAACAGCTCTTCGCTACCCATGGGGAACGCGTAGGCTTCTTCATCGGCAACAAACTTAGTGGTGCCTACCGTACCCCGGTAGCGCTCCCACATCAGCCCGCCAAACGGGAAGGCTTCGCGGCCATCCGCCCGCAAACGTGAGCCGTTTTCCCAGCGCTCATAAGCCGTTTTAACCGCTTTATGAGTGATGAACTTACGCCAGAAATTCTTACCACACAGGACCGTTGCCCCATCAAAGAACAGGTCGCCCAGCCCCAGCTCCATGGCTTCGAGAATATCCAGGCACTTGCCTTGCAGCTCAGTACTGGCGGTGCCCAAATCCATCGGCACCACGGTTTGGGTCATCCCGAAGGCTTGGAACAGGTCATAAAGCACTGTGCCGTTGGCATCGATCACTTGCCCTTTGACCGCACCTACCCGGTGAAACTCATGGGTAACGTCAATGCGGCGGGCCATCATGGCCAAGCGGTTATTGATGACTACCTGCAGCTGTTCGGCGCTATCTTGAGAACCAAAGGCGCGGACGTTCTGCACCTCATCGGCCAGGATGGTAGCTCGCGTTGGCAGGTGCGCCGTCATAAACGGCACGCCGGTACGCTTGGAGCCTGCCACGACTTGGCCAACGCCACCGCGCGGCTTGTTTTCTACCAGCGCCAGCTTGTCGCCATCCTTCTCAATAACGACTTGCGTAGTGGTAATGCCTTGGGCGTCAAATACGCCCATCTCGCCAAGGCGGCGGGGGGCGTATTCCACTTCGTTAATGGATGCGGTTAGGGATTTAAGGCTAAACGCATCGCTTTCAAAAATACTTCCAGGCATGGGGTGCCTCTCTCAATAAGGGGTGTACAGGTGGTTTGGCAGTGCGTGGCGTCAATCGCGGACGATCACGCCACGGCTTACCAAATCGTTGGTGCCTGCGGTAATGGCGGCCTCGTCGGCCCCCTCTGGCCAGCCCAGCAGCGCGCCGTGAACCTCGCAGGCGCGAACATGCACGGTAATCGGCTGTGGGGCTTCGGTGGCATCGGCTGCACCGTAAAGCACGGCCTTAGCTACCTCTGTACCATCGGCGGCGGCAGGCGCTAGCGGGACGTAGTCACCCGCGCCGTTAAGCGCCAGTACGGCACCCGCTGGCAGGTTGCCACTGGCCAGGGTGCCCACTTCACGGGAACGGGCACCATTGGCTTCTGATAAAACGTGTTCACCCGTGCGGGTGCCTTCGGTGTAGGTCGTTGGCATGAGAATGCTCCAAGGTTGGGGTTACACCATCACAGGCTTACGCCTTGGCTGGCTTGCGGTTAAAACGGGCGTAGGCGTTGGCATAGTTAACCTTCGCCTGTCTCGCTTGCCCGCCTTCGGGGGAGTGGCTGTTATGAATGTGCTGGCCTTCGCCGTGGGCGGCGGCCACGTCGAACACGTAGCCGGTGGCCTGCTCGGTATCCATGCCGTTGCTAATCAGCTTTTCCATAAGCTGGGGTTGCCCGGTGGTCTGGCAGGCTTTAATGATGCTGGTCACGCGGGTACGCTCGGTGGCCAGCACCTGCTCCGGCTGTGCCGCCTGCAACCGCTGGATAGCCTGAACGGCGCTTTCCGGCGCTTGCTGAATATCAGCAGGGTCTAAGCTGAGCGCCTTGGCAATAACTGCCAGCGGCTGCCCTTCGGCGTTAGCCGTGGGGGCTTGCTGCCGTAGGGCGATAATCTGGTCTCCCAAATCAGCGGCTTGGGCTTCGGCCTCTTCGGGAGTCAGATCGAACGCCAGGGCGAGGGCATCGGCGGCGCTCATGGTGGTTTGCTGCCCGGCTAGCTGGGCGCGCAGGTTAATCAGCTCGCCATGCTCTTCTAGCTGCTTTTTGAACTTGGACATATCAGCACAGGCCACCGCCTGCAGTTGGGCATCTTTAGCGGTGGCAATGCCCCACGCCAGCGCCTCATCCGCGCCCATTACCGTGTCGCCCTGATCCAGCAAGCCGTTAATCTCTTCGGTGGTCTTGCCGGTCACCCCTACGAACACATCAACGATGGCATCATCGAATTTCGTGAGGTTGGCGGCGGTTTCCTGCATTTCCTTGGCGTTGTAGAAACCCACCATCAGCGAGCTGGCCCGGTGGGTCATTACCGTGGTGCCCACGCCCATGGTGCGGGTATCACCCGCCATCATGATCGTTACCGCGATACTGGCCGCCATGCCGGTTACTTTGGTGTGCACCTTGGCCCGGTGATTTTTGAGGTAGTTGTAAATGCGAACGCCGCTGGCCACATCGCCGCCGGGGCAATTCAGCTCTACATGGATCTCGTCTAGCTCGCCAAGCGCATCAATCGCGGCGATGAACTCACGGGCGGGCTTTTCGCCGGTAAAATCGCTAATCCAATCCGGTGCCCAATCCGAGCCAATCGGGTTATCAATAGCGATATGTGCAATACGCGGATTTTCCGCCATTGCTTGAGCTGTAAACCAAGGCATGGTTAGTCGTCCTCGTTGTCTTCGTCGGTGGTGGCCAGGGCTTCGAGCGCTTTCTGCAGTGCCCCGTTTTTGGCGGTGATGCGCGGGTCTGAATCCAGCGCCAGCCCGTGGCGGTCGGCGCTTTGGTTGCCATGGGCAATCTCGGCATCCAGCAGGTCGAGCGACCAGCCGCGTTCCCCCGCTTTCTCGCTGCGCGGGGCAAAACCGGCGCGCACTTCCAGTAGGTCGGCGCTGACTTCTTTCAGCGGGTCTACCCAGCTCCACTTCGGCGCGATCCAGTCGATGGCCAGCAGCTCCTTGCGCCGTTGCCAGTAACCGGGAATGAGCAGCGCCCCGCTGGTCACGGCCACATCAAGCCACTTGGCCGCCACCCGGCGGCACCACTGGTGAACCATCAGCGAGGCTTGCAGCATTTCAGCGCGGCGACGGAACTCTAAAAGCCCGGCCCGTATCGAGCTGTAATTGACGCCCTTTAGGTCGCCGGTCATCTGCTCATAAGTCAGGCCCGCACCCGCGCCCACCGCCAACAGCTCGGTACGCAGCCACTCGGTGTATTGCCCTTGAATATCGGGCGGCGTTGAGAACGTGACCTCTTCGTCATCCTCCATGTAGTGGATGCCGCCGGGGGTGAACTCTTCTAGCGGCTCCACTTCGCCGGGCTTTTTCACCAGCTCGCCGAACGCTGGGCCGTCCTCTTCGGGGTCTTGGTTCGTCTTGCGTTTGACGAACGCGCCGAACAGCTGCGCCAGCTTTTGCCGTGCTAGCGTGGCGTCCTGCATTTCGTCAATTTCGTACAGCCGCACGATGACGCTGGTTAGCTCGGGCACCCCGCGCAGCTGGCCGGGCCGGGTGCGGCGGTACATGTGAATCACGTTATCGGCTGGCACCGGCACCCGTTCGTTGTACGCGGCGGTCAACTGCTCGTTGGGGTGATAGCGCCATAGGTGGAAGGCGGTTCGCTGGCCGATGCCGTTAAACTCGATGCCCATTTTGATCGTTCGACCGCCAAAGGCTTGCGAGTAGGCGGGGTCAAGGTGTTCGGACTCCACCACCTGCAGCTGCAGGGGCACGCTTAGGCCGTCGCTTGTGCGCCGGTAGCGAAAGCGCCCCAGCACCTCCCCGGCTTCAAACTGCGCGCCAGCGGCCAACGCCTGTTGGCCATAGAAATTGTCTACGCCGTCCGCGTCGCTCTCTTCGACCCACTGATCCCAAAGCGCTTGGATGACCGGGTTACCCCATTGGGGCTTAATGCCGGTGCCCACTAGGTTGGAGACGTATTTCTCTTTCGCACTGGCGGCGTAGGCGTTGTTTCTAATGGCGTAGTGGCTGCGCGCCTGCAGGATGGGCAGCGAGTTTTCAATAGGCCCGTTAGGGCCGGTAACCATCGTTCCTTTGCCTGCCATACGGCGGCGGGTGCTGCCGCCCTCGTAGTAGGCGCGCACCGGCACTTGCCGCCCGTCCCTCACGGTCATACGGATTCGGGGCTTACTGGCGATCATGTCAAAGCCCCTTGTTGGTCATCACTAGGCGGGTACGGCTACGGCGGCGCTTGCTGAGCGCCTGCAGGCGTTCGGCTATCTGATTTTCCAGCGACTGCAGCGCAGGTAAGTCGGCTTGGGCAAACTGCACCTGCCGCCCGTTTTGGTTAATGGATACGACGCGTTTACCCGTTGCCAGGTCTACGATGGCTTGGCGAACCTCGGCAAGCTGTTCGGGGGTGTTGGCCATGGGTGGGCCTCCTAAATTCGGGGCTTAACAACGCGACGGCGGCGACGCGCTTGGGGCGCGGGTTGTGCCTGGGGTGGTGGTTGGCTTGCTTCGGTGCCGGTGGTGGGCGCGCTTAGCAGCAAGTTAGCGTCCCAGTGGTCGGCCCACGTGGGCGGGGCTTGCCAGTTGATCTTCTCGCCCCCCAGCAGAATGAAAATGGCGAGGTTGTAAACGAACAGGTCGAAGGCTTCGTTTGGCTTGCTGCCAGGGCGCGCCCATTTGCCGGTGGCGGGGTCGCGTACTTCGTAGGTCAGCTCGTCAAACCACCACATACCCAACCAATCAGGGGTGTGCATGTAGCCCGCGCCGGGCTGTTCGCGGTCGATCATCGCCGCTACGGTGTCTTTCAACAGATCGGTGCCCAACAGGTACAACGGCACATCGCCACGCGCCCCACTGCTGCGGCTTTTGCGCTTGGTGTTGTCGGGCTCGGTTTTACGGATGCGGCTATTAGTTTTGCTACTACCGCCTTTCAGCAGGTACACGCGGCCTTGCAGGCCATCGCCCCCGGCTCTTAACCGGCGGTGGTATTCGTACGCCTGCGAGGTCACGCTTTCAGTGCCTTTGCCTTCCCCGCCGGTATCCACGCCCATGGCGAGAATCGGCATACGCCGCCCGCTGCCGTCGCCCAGCTTATAGGTGCGCTTGAGCACGTCGCGGGTCAGCAAGTCCCAATCCTCGGGCTGCGTCATAGGGTTAATCTGCCTGGGTGGCTGGTCGCCGTCGGGGCCGCGATCCTCTTTGATGTTGAAGCGGTCCACTAGCCACGTTTCGCGGTTCGGCCCCCAGCCATGCACCTGCACCACGAACCGGCGGTTTTTGCCGCCCTGTACGTCTACCGCTGCCGTAAGAAAGCGCACACCGTGGGGCACGGTTCGATGCTGGTAGGCTTCGCCTCGATCTTTCAGGCGCTGACCTGAGCGCTTCTCCCCCGGCGTGCGGTTTACATAGGGGCGGCCCCAATCGACGTTGGTGACCGACTGCAAATCTTTTTGGTTGCCCGTGGCCTGAAACGTCTCTTCGGCGGCGCGCAGCTTGCTCACCAGCGATTGCCATGTTTGATCCGATGCCGCCGGACCTTCCATCCAGAATGACGCGATGCGGGTTTCACGCGGGGTGCCTAGCAGCTCGCCGTCTAACGTCAGCTCGCAGCCTTCCGGCACCCAGCGGCCACGCTGGTTAAGCTCGCGCTTAACTCGCTGGTCGACCTCAGCGCCACAGTGCGGGCAAAACACACACCCGCTTTTCATGCTGAAATTCTCTTGAATCGGCTGAAACCAGCGGCGGCAGGCGCTTTCTGGACACTGCCAGTACAAGCGGCGGCGGTCGCCTTGGTTGTAAAGATCCAGTATGCCGGTGGTGGGCGGTGCCCGGTGCGGCTCGTCGTCGGGCTGCTGCCAATCGGCATCGAGCACCGGCCTGCCGGGCGAACTCTCCACCAGCGTCATGCCGGTACTGCCGAACGTTTGGGTACGTTTGCTCGCCAGCACCCAGCCGGAACCCTCACCGCCTACGTTTTCCGTCATACGGTCGTAGTCGGTCAGTAGCACAAATTGGTAATCAGACGATGCAAAAACGTTCTTCGATGGGTGCTTAATCGCCAACATGTTGCCAGCGCGAAAAATGATGTCGTGAACGTTGTTGTCGTGGCCACGCGGGCTTAACCGCTTGGTAATTTCGGGCGAAGCGTTGAAGCTACGGCGCAAGCGCTTTTTGCTGTACTCCGCTGCCTTGGTTTCGGTAATTTGTACGACCAGCCCATCACCAGGGTCGTTGATGATCTTGTAGCAAATAAAGCCGTCAACGAGGCCGATGGTTTTACCTGTTCGCGCCGGGCCTACGAAAATCACCGCGTCATATTTGCGGGAGCCCATGCAGTCCATGGGCTCGATCATGTAGGGGGTTTTGTCCGGTTTCCAAAGCGTTTTGGTGCCGTTGCCGTGTACAACGTACATCGACTCGGCCACCGCCTCACTCACACGCACCCGGCGCGGCGGGCGTAACAGCGTGGCTATGTCATGGCGAATGGCGGCAGCGTTAGCGGTGTTAGCCATTTTCTGGGCTCTCCATATCCGCCGTTGCCGCTTGGTACATCTGCTCGCGCAGCGCGTCGATAACGTGCTGTACACGTTCGATGGCGTCAGGGTCTAGCCCGGCGTCACGCTCCAACGCATCGGGCAATGAATCCAGGCCCGCCGCCACCGTCTTGGCCAGGGTGCTTAACTCGCGGGCAAACTCATGCGCCGGTATCAGCTGCTTTATGGCCACCTCAAATTTAAGGCGCTCGTTTTCCGACTGATACCAAGCCTTACGCGCATCGGGGAACTGGTCTAAATCCAGCCTGCCCGCTACCGGCGTCTTTTCTCCGAACAGCGCCGGGCCAACGTCTGAAAGTGCATACGTGGGGTTTCCTCGACGCGTCCCGGCGGGCATGACGCCGCTCTCTTGCAACCGTTTAGCCACCGTGCGGCGGTCTAATCCGAACGCTTGACCAATCCTGCTCACCGACCAGTTATAGGCATCTTTGCTCTCGACCACTTCACCCATAGATGCCCACCTCTTGCGGCGCTGATAACCCCCGCTCAGCTGTACATGATTCGATTAAAAACAAGCTGCTCGATGTACAACTTGCACAGTTAACGCGCTGAGCAACCACACGGGATTAACCCCACCTGCGGTGGTAT